TGTTGGTCGATTTCCGTCGATATCGGGGCGATCTCCTGGATCGCCGAGGCCTCTTCAGGCTTGTCAGTCATCTCATTTGTGGGTGCGGCATCGCTCTCCACTACTCCAGATTGGGGCGTGTAAGGCGAGTCCGAAGCCCGAGATGTGGTAGTCTTCAGAGGATATAGGCTCAACTTGTTCATGCCGTATGCGATGGGAGCGCCAAACTTGGCATCATCACACATGCTCACAAAAACATTAACTGCAACTGCAGAATCGGGAGCAGGCGAAACAAGTGGGTTAATAACGTCAATTTCCAACACACCATTCCATCTTCCGAATGAATCTGTCATTCTTCCGGTAGAACTAAAATCCACACCTGGATTCTTGCTCATTGGAACAGTGTTAAGGAAAGGCTCAGCTTGACCCCAACCTATAGTAATCTCAAAGTCGTCCTCCTCAGCTATATCTACCACTCTCGAATACGTTGTATTGTACTCGGGATTGGCCTGATTTGACCGAGGGTCCCAACGGATCAACAGCCTGCCTTTGTGAAAGCTAGACTTAACGACTTGAAACCTAAATTTTATCGAACCTTGCCATTTTTCGAACATAGTTTGGATCATGGACATGGGCGTCGGATGAATTTCCGTACCCTCCACACGGTAGAGCATAGGACCAACTCGTGAATTCCACAGCAATTTGTCTGTAGTATCCGTTGGCGCCCAATTAAATTGGGTAAGATAACTCTCTCGTGTGACAATCGACTTGATGTCCATTTGATCTGCACCATCCAGACCAACTGTCCTGCTATCAATCGTAATCTCCTGCTTTGAATCTAATGTAAGACGTGCAACTGCGTCCGCCGCATCCGTATTGGCTAAATTGCCTATAGGATTCGGTTTATACAACTGAATGTCAGAAACAACAGGGGGTCGACTGTAGCCGAAATGGCGAGCAACATCCGCTCCAGCCCGAGCACATACTTCAGTAGCACGTGCGTAAGGGCCTATAAGTGGGGCGTCTGTGAGTGCACCGGCAGCACTAGCCACAGCCGAAGCTGTTGCTGAGATGATGCCTTTGCCATATTCGTCGCCAGAGTTCATGGCGCCTCTCTTACCGCTTTGTACAGAGTACTCGCTTGTAGGCATAGTTAGAGTGAGGTCCTCCGCCCAAGCATATATTGTTATGTGGACAGGATCATTCCCTTGGTTTGCGTGTTGTAAGTCCTGAAAAGACTTTAAATACATTTCGCCAAGATCTCTATACTCTAAGCCTGGCAGCGAAGCATAATTGTGGTTGTAGAAGAATGGTAATATCATCTCACCACCAGAGTTGGTTGACGGGTTAATGAAAATGTGTGGACGTTGTGAGGCTTGCACCATATCAACTTCCAAAAAATTTCGTATAACTGTCAAAGCATCTGTAGCAGACCACGGATTGTAGGCAAGCAGGGCTCGACCATAATGAAAGCCAGTTCCTGAAATCACTACCTTAACATGCAACTTCGTCCTCAGAAGCGCGTAGTGACTCATCTTTTCTTTGACTCTGGCATCCTCACACCAAAGCCTCCATGGGTTGAACTTTTGAAATAAAGGTTGACCAACCGACCATGTAAAGTCAGCTATTCTAACAGGTCTCTCTAAAAAGCTAGAAATAGATGACGGTGTCGTCGAAACGATATCCATCGTAGCATCTGTTCCAGCCTTAATTTCAGTAGTCCACCCCGGCTTCTGATCCGCAAAAGCCGTGATTGTTTGTTCCACATGGGTAGGTCTTTCTCCTTCCGTAGTTCCCACATTACCGGACTGTGGTTGATATCCGTATGGGTTTAAATTATGAATTATAAAATTAGTTATGCATTTATTAACACGGAGTATGCGCTCGCATAAGAGCACACCTCTGTCGTAACAGTTTTTGAGGTGATAGGCCTCTACAGTGAATACTGCAAACCACTACGGTTCTCATAGATATGAAGCGATATAAACATATGGTTGTTACCACACACACGAAATACACGTAAACCATACACATCCAACTATTTTTGATTCGTCCCTGGACTAACGATGACAGATAGTTCCGCCTCCGGACAGTTTTAAGACTTGACGGTCAAAGCCCCTTAAACGGGGGAAAACTTGTAGCCAGCTTCACTCAGAATAGGTATGAACTTGCTAGGACACACGAAGTGTCCGTAAGTAGCAATGATTTCAAAACCATCTTCTGTGTAGATAGCGCCGACCACAGTGGAGCGTGGGTCTAGGACATGAAGTGCAGTAGCATACTTCGTAGCCTGTTCCCGAACCTTTCGATACGCTCCAGGTCTGCCATTAATCGCCTTAGTTTCAATAACAATAGCGAAACGTGGATGAACATAAACCATATCTGGTCTACCAATATTAGGTAATAGAATAGGTTTCTCAAACACGGCAGGTTTTCCTAGCAACTCGATAACTTTCGTCTGCAATTCAGACTCAGTCGTACGAGTGCCAGCTTGGGGTGTGTATTGCTCTTTCCAAGCCTCTACACGGGTGTCGTAGTCATCCTCGAGACCACGAACATGTAAATCGCCCCTAGCGGCTATCATCTTCATCTGCGCACGTCTCTTTTCGAATATCTCCTCGCCATGGAAGAACCATTCTCTAAGAGCACCTTCAATATTCATAGCACTCACATCCTTAGGTGAAACAACCTTGGATTTAACAATAGAATGCAATGATTTGAAGATACTTGACTCATTAAGCATGCCAACATACACGCCCAACCTATCGTCAAATCTATCAGTGCGCTTCAAGAAATCAGCATCAAAACGTGACATAAATGGTACAGGGTCCGACTCTTTATCAGGCATAGTAAACTTCATGTCATTCTTGGCCAAATAATCAGCCATAGACACATGATTGAATCTATCATAGCCAACACGAACACTACCCTTAGCATCATCGCCATACGTGGCTAATGAGACCAAGTCTCGAAATCGTGCTGGCCTGCCCAAGTCCAAATCCTTGCCAATACGCACCAGGTCTTCACTGAGATACACAGACCTAAAAGCCAACCTGTGCAACAATGAATTGACAATACTATTCACATAAACTGTCATATTCTGGCCTGACGGGTTAGTTCCCAAAAATCTCATCAGGGTGCCGTTATAAGCCACAAGTGGCGTACACACCTCATGAGCAATGACAAACATACGCTTTACATCTTGCTGGGTATAGTTCCCAGACTTGATGGCCAACTTAATCATCACTGCGAATGCAGAAATGGTCAATTGAGCAGGCATACGTAAGTCATACTTTGAGTAATCCCCCGCAATGACACGATCATCGCCGAATTTAGACATAAACTGCGAGAGCTCATGCCATTCAGGGCCATGCGCATTAATTCCAACTGCGCACTCTGCTATCAAAGGATTGCAAGACAAAAATCTTCCAATGGGAAGAAAGTACTTCCTAATGAGAATTTGTAAGGCAATAGGGGCCGCCTGGAATACACGGACCTTATCCTTGTCCAATTTAGTGGGTTCATCCTTCAAAGAAGACCCAAATATTTGGTTCAAAGACTTGCCTTCGTCTGCCAACTTATAAAGTCTTTCGACCTCAGCCCATACCTCTGGTGTAAACGTCCTGGGACACATATGATCCTCCGTAGGTTCCAAGTCGATCAAATGATCTCTCTTGGGCCCATTAATGGGATAACCCATAGAGGTACCTGAAGCTAGAGCGTCGACAAAACGCTTGCCATCAATACCCGAAACGACTTCCACATCGTTAAGGGGCCTGATATCCTTTTTCCACAAGGCCGACTGTGACTCAAAGACTTCGTCGAGTTCAGCCAAGTAGTCATCGATAGCAACGTCCACTTCCTTAGGGTCAAACCCAATGGATGGTTTGGAACATACATCCAAGGAAGCAAACCAAGGTTTCCAGGTACCAGAGTCGATCTTTCCATCTGCTCGGGTTTCTGGATTCTTGAATTTAGGGGCACCCCACTGATTGGGCACACCACAGACCTCTTCCACAAGGTCTGAAATTGGAGTTTTTATCACTTCCGAATGATAGGTACTCCTACCTGTAACTTGCCCATAGACCTCAATGTCGCGCTTACCATCTAAAAAGTTGGTGGGGCACTTATAATGTGGCGTGGCACTAATGGCTATCTTCTTATTACAAACAACGTCCTCCAAGTCCTGAGATTGTGGTCCTGGGACGAAAGTGGGCTGCGAGTGTGAAGAAGGCCAATAGCACGTTCGAGCTCAGGCTTTATCAAAGACATGCCACAACCACGAGGGGTATCGGCAACGCCTCCAATATGTACACCTATGATTGCACTCTTATTATTATCAGTGACAATAGGAGCCATACACATGCCATTAAAAGTATTCATACCGGACACTTGATAATGTGAACCGGAAAACACTTCGAAGCCGTTCGACAATGCTGGTACATACTGCCAAAAGAGGGAAGTGGTAAACGACTTATCTTCAGCAGTTAAACCAACCATAGCACAACTCAAAGGCATTTTGCACGGATCGTTCATGAAATAACCCAATATATCCTTCAACGGTGGTGAATTAGGAATATAAAGTAGAACAGCATCCTTGTTAGGAATTCTTTCTACTAGACTGGGATTCAACATAAAACGAAACACGTTGCCTTTATAATTGACTTTGGCTTCGCATGTCTCACGTGGCAGCAAGTGCAGTGGCATCATAAGCACGTGTGTACGCAACCATAGAGCATTAGAAAACTTACCGTCGACTTCAACAGTCGCTAATGACTTACTAAGGGCAGTGAGCCCTCTGTCAGCCAAACTATAATTCTTATCACTCTTGGGTAGCGTCCACGAACTCTTAGTCCACGGGTTAGCCTCAGCATCTCTGGCCTTGATTTCTTCGATACTCCTGGGTTGTAAAACCCCTTGAATGCTAATCGATTCCTTCAAGGCTTTGACGACTTGAACAACACCATATAGAACTGCGAGCCCGGCGAAGAGTCCACATGCGTAATGCACATGTTTCTCGCGCGCGGAAATAAATGCTTGGTGTAATGAGCCACGGCGCTTACTAATTTCTTTTATATAAGCATTTTGACGTGCCACCTGTAAATTCGATAATAATGACATGGTGTAAAAACCACCCATCACTAGAAAAAACATAAATGGCACAATGCCCATAAAGAAACTCATGATAACGCCGAAAGTGAAAAAACTCAAAATAGATCGATAGGAAGACCGAATATCTTCTTCAATATATTCTGAGCCATGCCATAAGACAAAGGGGCGCATATAAGGATGCTCCATGATACAGTCTGGCACCCAAGACGTCCAATAAGCATAAGGTGACTTCATAAACAAGTCACAAGCTTTGTACATCTTGTCAACAGCCAGATCCTCAAGTTTAGTTTCGAAAGCCAATTTTTTAAGACTAAAGTCCAAGGACGCTGCCTTAGACTTGTCAATAATGACTTTAGCAATACGATCACCAAACTGAGGTTCTATTTCACAGGAACAAACTTCAATGCTTTCCTGACACTCTTGGCACACAAAATCTTCGTCAATGTTAACGCTTGTTAACTCAGAAACTTCATCTATGGTTGCTGTAGAGCTTCCACAGGTGCAGTCGTGAGCACAAGCTTCACATTTCTCACAATATTGAACAATATCAGCAGGCTCGGAAAAAGCATCAACAATTTTACTTTGGGAAATGTGATGTTTCCTAACCTTACCTGTAAGATAGGTCATAAACTCAAAAATACTAATATCTTTGTGAGTAATCTCAAAATGACTAAAAGTCTTCTTACAGTGAGACGAGGCTACAGGCTTCTTAATATCAATCAACCAACAATCATTGACCTGTTTCAACGAACCAAATTTCTCAAGGACCTTCTCTTCATCCAACATGCCGTCGGTTTCGAATTCGGGTCTGACCTTAAGCTCAATATGCATATGAGCCCTCCTCACAACAGACATCGAGTTATATGAACACAAACTTGCGTGCATGTCTTCGACATTTGTCGTAATGGACAAACAACCGGGCTCAATCGTAATTTTGCCCTTATTCGCGATATCTGCCATAACGGCATATTCTCGAATGTTGTTGCAGATCTTGATAATCCAATCCGTAGGACACAGGTCCCAAAATTGCATTTTAGAATTTCCATAATCATCCAACTTGATTCCTGTAATATAAGAACGATAAGTGGACATATGTTTATCCTTTTCATTGATGGTACAAATATACTCCGTGGTACATGGCATATGTTTTGCCTTAAGAGTTGTCATCATAGCAATATCAGCCAACGTCGACTTCCCAACACCTGTGTCTCCATAAATCTTGAGACAATATGGTGCCATACGAAGTCCTCCATTGACTCTGACCGCAATATAGTCAGCTCGAACTTTGGATAAATTTTCCCATTTCTGTTGAATGATCTTTTTTTCCACGCCGTTGGGCATGGTTTTATACATCAAATGCAACTTTTCAACGAGATCCTCCAATTCCTTGTCGAACTTCTTTTCGGTCTTGTCCATGAACTTTTCCAAATTACCATTACGTACGTATTCCCATTCAGTCATCTTTTCAATATAAGCTTCTTCAAGCTTTAGAACTTCTGATGATGAGAAAAGTAACGGCTTAATGGATCCGTTCAAAAAACATTGGTAAGCGCCCTCAGCAAAGAAGACCACGGTTTCGATCAATGCATCAATAACATCGACCGCGTTAGTCTGCTTCGTTTGCGCTTCAATAGCAAATAGTTCGAAATTCCCTAGGTTTACCGACTTCTTATCCATGACTCCGAGTGTTACCAATAAAGTTAGTACTCGAGAGACCTTGGCGAAAGCCGGCGAATTAACCAATAATTTCCAGTCAACTAATGCCTTAGACATACCATCCAACCACGCGGGGCGGCCGGACGAGTCCTGGGGTGTCATTTCATCAAACAACGACTTAACGATGCTTTGCACTTGAGACATGACGGACTCAGTGCTATGGGTCTTAATGTATAAAGTCAGGACACCCAAAAATCCTTTATAAGTCTGAACTTCAGACAACGCTCCGTAGAGCGCAATGAGACCTTCTATCTTAGATATGGCAACATCAGATAGATCAGAACGTAGTTTGTTCATCAATGTTGCGTATCCGGGAATTAAAAGTCCCTGTGGCGAATAGTTATTTTCGATTTCACCACTGCAGGGGCCTAAGCCCTGCTGGCAGGTTTTGCTGCCTGGATCACTTGTCCTCTCGCTTTTGCCCTTGTTTCCGCTAATAGTTGTAAAAATGTTCATATTTATTAACAAGTGGGGTCACAATTAAAGGCTTTATTTCGAGTTCCGGATCAGTTTCAAAGTGTAAGAAGTAATTCAATATACCTCACACACGAGCGTTAATGATTAAAGAGAGGGTGCTGCGAGATACCCTTGCAGTGCGGTGTACACTACATGAAAATACATAATACTCAATGTGGTATTGTAACTCAGTCGTCGCGATACGTTGCGCTAATAGACTCAGATAAGACCAATTATTCCTTCAACGATATGTTAGATTCTTTTTCTCATTGTCCCTGCTGCGGGATGAGAAATAATAACGAAAATCATAAAGATCAGGTGGGATTCTTCTCTGGGTATAAAACTAGAGCGTTTATAAAAAACTAAATCAAACTCTGTCCCCTTTAGAACTTGAAAAGTGCGTGACGGTGGACTCCCTTAATTGTATGGGGGAGAACATAACGCCGTCTAAGCGGGCAGTGTAAGATGGTCATAAGACCAAATAAGCTATCCGATGCCGTGCTCGGGTATTAATGTAGTCGCTCAAACTACCAGTCATAAAATGACAAAAATTTGCCAGAAGCGTATACCTCTGGATTAAAAAGGTTTAACCGTATCGTGGTTAGACGTTTGTAAAAGATTAGAATCACTGTATTCCAGGATGCAAATCATCG